CCGCAGTTTTTACTTTTAAAGTTAGAGCAAATTCTGCAAGCGTAATTAACTTCGATTTTAGATACACAAGAAAAAAACTTTACTTTGGCGGTAGTGTTGATACGGGAATAGCAACCGCGTACTCATCACAAACAACTTCGGGTTTTACAAATTTAGCGCAAATGACACCCGACATAAAAATTTCAGATTTTGTTTCGGGAATATGTAAAGAGTTTAATATGACAATTACTTCGCCACAAAAGGATGTGTTTACTTTTGACCCGTTGCCCGTTTGGTACGGCAAAGGAACGATAAAAGACATAACAAAATATACCGATGTTTCAAGCATTGAAATTGAAAGAATAAAACTTTATAAGTCAATAGAGTTTAAATACCAAGATAGCGAATGTTTTATGAACAAATACTTTTTAGAAAATCCATTAAATGTAGATGCTCACGGCTACGGAAATGCTAAAATAGGTTTTGATTATGATGGGGGCGAATACAAAATTGAAAGTCCTTTTGAAAATTTACTACATTGTAATTTTGGTAATCAATTACAAGTTGGTTACGCATTAAATAAAGAGTTGACATCTTACATTCCAAAACCTTGTTTGTTGTATATGAATCAAATAACAAGTTTAACAAGCGGACATATACATTATGACGGAAGCGCAAATATAAACGAATATGTACCATTTGGACAAGACACAAATATATTAAATTCTTTAGGTGGGTTTTTCCCAGTGACATTAAATTTTGGTGCTGAAATTTCAAGTTTTTACAATGTTGTAAATATCTATACACTTTATAAAATTTACTATTCTAACTATTTAGAAAATTTATACAATGTTAAAAATAGATTAGTAAAAGTAAAAACTATTTTACCAATTTCTTTGCTCACAACTTTAGAATTAAATGACCGACTTGTAATAAGAGATAAACGTTATTTAATAAATGAAATGCAAAGCGATTTGACAACGGGCGATGTTAATTTTACTTTGATTAGTGACTTCGAAGAAGTTAAACCAATTAAAACTTTTAATAGTGTAGTTGCAGTTGGAAGCGTTCACAAAATAGCAATTTATTTTAGTAATGGTGCTACACAAGTAAGGGTTTCAAAAAGCGCAAATGCAAGTAACGTTACTTTGTCAAGCGTATTATTTACAAGCGAAGGTTTTCTAATAATAGGAGTTCCGCCAAACGTAGCAAGAACAATTACAATAAATTTAGACACAGACTATATCAACGGAAACACGGACACAAGTTATATTATAATAAACCAAGAATGATAAACCAAATAATTGAAATGCTTTTATTAAGCAAGTTTCACGGAGTAAGCGAGAATATAGAAATCGCAAAAGGAAAATATAAGTTTACTACTTCGATTAAAGAACAATATAAACAAGCATTAAGAAAAAAATTAATAGAAAAAAAACTAAAGGATAATGGCTGAAAAAAAAGTAATTGAATTAGAAGTAAACGCTAATTTAGGCAATTTAAAACAACAACTTAAACAAGCACAAGTTGAAGTACAAACTTTGTCGGAGAAATTTGGCGCAACTTCAGCACAAGCGGTTGAAGCCGCAAAGAAAGCCGCTATTCTTAAAGACAAGATAGGCGATGCAAAAGCATTGACTGATGCGTTCAACCCCGATGCAAAATTTAAAGCATTAAGTAGTGCGCTTACGGGTGTTGCGGGTGGCTTTTCAGTTGTTACGGGAGCGTTAGGAGCGTTCGGAAAACAAAACGAAGATGTTGAGAAAGCATTGTTAAAAGTTCAAAGTGCAATGGCATTGGCTTCGGGCGCACAAGCAATTGGAGAAAGCATTGATAGTTTTAAACAACTTGGAGCGGTTATAAAAGCAAATTCAATATTTCAAAAAATATTAACTGCGGGTCAATATGCTTATAATTTAGCAATGTCATTAAATCCAATTGGTGCAATTATTACTGCAACTATTGCTTTAATAGCGGTAGGTTACCAATTAATAAAAATGTTTCAAGCAAGTGAACAAGCAAACGCAAGAAACGAATCAGCAATTAAAAAAAATGATTTAGCGTTAAAGCAACAAATAAAATCAAATCAAAAAGCAAGTGAAGCATTAAAAACAAAAAACGGACACGAATACGAAATGGCGAAAGCAACTGGTGCAAGTTCAGAGTCATTAAGAAAATTAGCATTAAAACACGCAGAAGCACAAATTGCTTTAGAGAAATCAACTTTAGCAACGGCAAAAGATACTTACGAAAAGAATAAAAATACTTTAGCAAATTTAATTAATAGCGGTGCAACTGAAGAACAAATAGAAAAGCAAAAGGAATTAACAATTGAATCACGAAAAGCGGTAACAGAAGAACGCAAAGAATTAGAAAAAGCCGTAAAAGACAAAGCGGATATTATAAGAAAAAATGCAGTTGAAGTAAGGCAAGAAATTACCGACAACAACAACAAAATAAAAGAATCAAACAAAACGCATAACGATGCTATTAAACAACAAAACGAAGAAAAAGCAAAAGCGGAATTAGATAGAATAAAATCCTTAAATGAAAATATTGTAAGTCTTCAAGAAGAAGCAAGAGTTGCTAAATTAACGGATGAACAAAAAGAAGTTGATGCGTTAAATAAAAAATATGACAAGACTATTGAAGACGGAAAAAAAGCAAAAATTAATGTTTCGTTATTAGAAGAAGAAAAGCGGTTAGCGTTATTAGGCATAACGAAAAAATACGACGATTTAGAAAAAGTAGCAAGTGACGAAAAGACGGCAAAAGAAAAAGAAAAAATAGCAAGTGAAAAAGCCTTTTTAGAAGAATTGACTTTAAGTGAAGAAGATTTAAAATTATCGAAAATTACTGCAAAATATGAAGCGGAAAAACTTTTATATAAAGACAATAAAGAAATCTTAAAAGCACTTGACATAAAATATGATAAAGACAAACAAGATTTAGAAAACGCAGAACTTGCAAGAAAAAGAGAGAACACTAAAAAAGGAATTGATATGGCAATGTCGGCTTTGTCCGTTCTTAACGATGCCATACAAGCGGGAGCGGGTAAAAGTGAAAAAGACCAACGCAGAGCATTTAAAGCACAAAAAGCATTTAACCTTGCTTCAGCCGTAGTCAATACTTATTTAGCGGTTACGGGTGCTTTAACTGCGGGTGGTAACCCAATTAAATTAGCAACGGGAATGCAGTTTGTAGAAGCGGGAATTGCGGGAGCAACGGGAGCGTTACAAATAGCAAAAATTGCAAAGACACAATTTGAAGGTGGTGCTTCAGCAGATACAAGTGGCGGTGGTGGTGGCGGTGGTGGTGGTGTAACCGCTCCAACAATGTCCGCACCACAATTTAATGTTGTCGGTCAAAGCGGTGTTAATCAACTTGCCAGTTTAGGACAACAACCGATACAAGCGTATGTTGTTTCGGGTCAAATGACATCACAACAAGCACTTGATAGAAATAGATTAGCCAACGCAACTTTAGGTGGTTAGAAAATGCAACAAACAAACTAAAATTTAATTAAATAAATATGAGAATAGTAGAACTTATTATTGACGAAAAAGACGAAGAAAGTGGAATTTCCGCAGTAAGCGTTGTTGAATCTCCCGCCATTGAAAGTGACTTTATTTATCTATCAAAGCACGAAATAGAACTTAAAGAAGTAGATGCTGAAAAGCGGATACTTATGGGAGCGGGTTTGATACCTAACAAACAAATTTACCGCAAGAACGAAAAGGGCGAAGAATATTATATTTACTTTTCGGAAGCAACTATTAGAAAAGCAAGTGAATTGTTTTTAATGAATAGCAATCAAAATAATGCGACTTTAGAACACAAGAAAAAGTTGGAAGGAATGTCAATCGTAGAAAGTTGGATTGTCGAAGGCTCTCACGATAAAAGTATGAACTACGGATTCAATTTTCCTAAAGGAACTTGGATGATCTCGATGAAAGTAAATAACGATGACATTTGGAGCAAAGTAAAACTTGGTGAAGTAAAAGGATTTTCAATCGAAGGATATTTTGCGGATAAATACGAAATGAGTTTACAAAATGAAGATGAAATTTTAATGGATAAAATCAAAGAAATTATTTTAAATGGCGAAGCAAACTAACACCAAAATCCACCTTAAAAAACCTAAAGTAAAACGTGCGGGAGTTCACGCAAAAACCAAAAATAGCAAGTTAAAATCAAGTAAAAATTACGTTAAATCTTATACACGACAAGGTCATTAAGTATAAAAAACAAGAAAAAGTTAAATTTGATTTAAGGCGGTTTTAATGCGATTTAACGAACTTTAGTTTTATATGAAGGTATAATACCTTTTTTAAGAGAAGTGAAGAATAGAGCGTGGGCGGGGGTTTCAGAAGCACTAAAAAAAAATATAAAATGAACGATAAAAAGAAAAAAGATGCAGAAAAAAGCCGAACAAGTCCCAAAGGTGGAACTCGTGGTTGCCTATGTAAAGACGGAAAATCTTACAATGTAAAGTGTTGTGATGGCACACTAAAAGCACAAGGAATTGGTGCAGTTTAAATTTGAAAATACAACAAAAAATAAACAATTAAATTATACATATATGAACACACTACAAACTATTTACAACAAGTTAGCAGACAAAACGGAATTAGCAAAACACGAAGTTGAGTTGGGTTCTGCACAAGATTTAGAAAAAGAGTTAGTTTTATTGCAAAATTTACAAAAACCTATTAGTCAAAATATTGATAAGTTAACAAATTTAGATAAGCAATTAAAAGAAGAAAAAAAAATGTCAAGCGATAATTTAGTTAAACTAAATTCTTCTTATGAAAAAGCAGTTGTATTACACGATAAATTAAATAAAATGTCTAAAGAACTTGGTATTGATTTACCAATTGTAACTACTGCATTTAAATATTTAAAAGGGGCTGAAGCAGATTATAATGATTTAAAAACTTTATTAAACCAAATAAAATAAAACACGAAATATGAAAACAAGCGTAATTAATCAAATCAAAACACTTTTAGGAATGGAAGTGAAATTGGAAACAATGAAGTTAATGGACGGAATAACAATTTTTGAAGCGGATGCTTTTGAAATGGACAATGAAGTTTTTATTATAACTGAAGACGAACAAAAGATACCAGTTCCGATTGGAGAATACGAATTGGAAGATGGTCGCATCTTGGTTGTAGAAGTTGAAGGTGTTATTTTAGAAATAAAAGAAGCAACAACTGAAGAAGAAGTTGCTCCAAAAGAAGCACCCGAAGCAGAAGTAGAAGTTGAAGTTGAAGCACAAGCAACACCAACTGCAAAAAAGACAATTGAAAGCGTAACAAAAGAAACTTTCTTTGCCGAAATAGAAAAATTAACACAAGAAAACATAGAGTTAAAAGCAAAATTAGAAACGTTATCTAAAGTTGAAGAAGTTGCATTAGAAGCAACCGAACTTTCAGATGTGACCCCAATTTCTTTAAACCCCGAAAACATCAATGAAGTGACTCAAATTAAATTTGGAACGAATAGACCAAAGACATTGATGGACACAATAATTGAAAAACTAAATAATTAATATAAACAATTTAAAAACTTTACAAAATGCCAAATCCAGTTACTACGGGAACAACTTATACGGGTACATTTGCGGGAAAAT